TGGATAGCACACTACGGGACGAGATTAGGGGACTCACGGCTCTTGAGCTACAGTTCCAGGAGGGGATGCTGGCGAAGAACATGCCGCCATCCATCGACATCGCACGCGTGGACATTAATCAAGTCTACGCTGGCGCTATGTCCCGACCATTCCAAGGCGGGTTGCTGTCCGAGTTCCTCAAGGACCAAGAGGCAAGCAAAGCGAAGCTCATACGGCGGACCATTGCAGACGGGTACGTGCAGAACCGGACAACAGACCAGATCATCCGGGACTTGCGCGGCACACGCGAGAACAAGTACCGCGACGGCATACTCGAGGTCACACGACGTGAGGCCGCGGCAGTCGTGCGCACGGCGCTGTCACACACAGCACAGTTCGCCAAGGATAAATTCACCGAGGAGAATGCGGACATCCTTGGCAATCTGCAATGGTTGTCGACCTTGGACGCTCGGACTACGCCCGAGTGCCAAGTCCGAGACGGCAAGGTCTACACGCTAGACCACAAGCCGGTCGACCATGAATACCCGTGGGGCGCCGGGCCTGGGCGGCTGCACTGGCAGTGCCGCTCGACCTACGTGCAGCTGACGAAGTCATGGAAAGAGCTCGGTGTTGACATCGAGGAATTCGACGCGGGCGACCGGGCAAGCATGGATGGCAGTGTGCCAGCCAAGACCGACTATGAGACGTGGCTCGCCGACCAATCGCCAGCCAGGCAGGAGCAGGTGCTTGGCGCTACGCGGGCGAAGCTCTTCAGCGAAGGTGGTCTAACCTTCGAGGAGCTGCGCAACGCGCGAGGTGAGGACTTGACCTTGGATGAGCTGCGAAAACGCTATGGCGAGGCGTTTAGGCGGTCTGGTGCGTGAGCCTAGCCTGGCTGCACGATTACGAAAGCAGGTAGACCAGCTCATCGCCATCGATGAAGCTAAACGAATGGAGAAATATCATGCCCCTCAAGAAGTCATCGTCAAAGAAGGCAATGGCCAAGAACATCAAGACGGAGATCAAGGCAGGCAAGCCCGTGAAGCAGGCAGTCGCCATCGCCTACGCGGTGAAGCGTCAGGCGGCGGCGAAGAAGGCGGCGAAGACCCGGAAGAAGGGCTAGTCGATGGGCTGTACGTCGACGACAGTCCACCTGAACGACAGCCAGCGGCCGTGCGTCGGTTCCCAGTAGCGATTGTCGCGTGCCAGGGCAACGAGCGTGACCTGGCGAGGTGAGCGCAGGTGGTCGGGTGGCGTGAGCATCATCTCTGCGTCGACGCCTGTGCGCGGGAAGCAGCGGTCGTAGCGCAGCATGTCGAGGGGGAAGTCCCCCCTCCCTTCCACGGTGAATCGGATGTCGGCTTTCTTCATGGCTTGGCTTTCTGGGTTGTGAGAATGGTGAGGCTGATCATGGCGAGCAGCATGAGGACGGCGATGGCGGTGAGTGCTTCGAGCATTACATCACCTTCGGGCGGTTGATCACGGTCTGGGCAACACCGTTGTACGCGCCATGCTCTTTGACCGTGGCCTTGACATTGACGGTCTCGCCCACTTCGCCGAGCTCGGTGGTGCCCTTGTACGTGAACGCGTTGCCAGCGGCATCGGTGCACAGGTGCAGGTACGAGGTGCCGTACATGCCTTCCATCTCCATGACGCGGTTGATGGTGAGGACGAAGTCTTCGCGCTTGCCTACGGTGCCCACATGCGCGCCCTTGCTGGCGGGTGCGTCACGTTGTGCCAGGCGCTCGGCCTTGCGAGCCTGGGCCTTGGCCATCATGCTGCGAGCTGCGGCCATCTGGCCGATGGACAGGCCACCGCGGCTGTCATACGACTCGCTGAGCGACTTTGCGAACTCGGACCACGACGCGGCCGACTGCAGGAACGCGACGACGTCGAATGCGTCGGGGTTCGCGGCCTCGAACTTCGCGCGGTAGGCGCGGCGGATCTTGGCGGCGACTGCGGCGTCGTAGGAGTAGGAATCGTGAACGTAGGACATGAGGTGCTTTCTGTTGGGGTTGCTGAAGACTGGAGTATACCGCAGATTCAGCGGTTGTCGAGGTGGGCTGCGCAGATTTCCAGGGCTTCCGCGGCGGTACGACCATAGTATTCATGGCCGCTCACGCCCTGGACGCACCAGTCGTTGATGCCGTGGGCGATCTGGTCGACCAGAGGGATGTCGTTGAACGAGGGGTTGAAGATTTCGAAGGCTTTCATTTCTGACTTTCTGTGTGGGTTGCTGAAGAATTGAGTATACACCAGATTTCAGGTGTATTGAACAAGATTAAGAAGGTGGCGAGCTGCGCGGCACAGGGCGATGGCGTGCACCGTGTTCTTGTCGGCGAACAGGCGGGCGTCGCGAATGCGGCGCAGGGCGATTTGGTAGTTGGCGGTGCGCTGCTGCTTGGGAACCGCGCGGGCACGGGCTTCGAGGGCGCGGATGTCAGTGATGATGTTCATTTCTTGCTTTCTGTTCGGGGTTGCTGAAGTACGTAGTATACCGTGAATTACGCTGCCAGGAGCTCAACGCGACGACCGGAAGCGTCGAATTCGCTACCGCACTCGCGGCTCATCTTGCGGGACTCGAGGAACCTGGCGCCTGCCGAGTGGGCGTGGAAGCCAGCCTCTACTGCCGCGGCGACGAATTCAGCCTTTGTTACATCTTCGTTGATGGCGGCAACGTAGCGGAGCTTAGCGGCCTGGGAGGGCAGCTCGCCCTCGTCGTCGTCCATTGCAAAGGCGAAGTCGTCCGCCAGGTGGGCCGCGATTGCTTGGGTGCGAGTCAGTGTGTTCATGCCGCAAGTATACCTGAGTTGATTCACCTGCGTCTACGCTATTCCTCCTAATCCTGAAGGCTATTGACGAGTAGCTATGGATGTGGTAGGAAATAAGCCTGGAAATTCATCCCGGCTTGGCGTATGGTTGCTGTGGCTTATGGCCATCCAACTCAACTACTGGGAATAACATGCTAAAGAAGACTGCGCTTGCTCTTGTCTCTGCTGTGCTTACAGTGTCGGCACTCGCCGCGAATGTCCACTTCAAGCAGAACCGAAATCCGACTCTCGTCGACAACGGCTTATCGATCTCGGCGACCGGCTCGCTGGCAGGACTCGGTGAAGGCGATGTCGTCGTCAACCTCTCGGCAACGGGTACCATCACAGCAACATGCACGAACCCCAGCGGACAGAACCAGCCTCCCGGCCAAGTGCCTCAGCCTGTGACGCTCTCTGGTTCAGTGGCCATCCCCGACGAACAATTCAAGAACGGTAACGTCGGCTTCAGCGTCACGACGACACCGCCCGCGTCCACGGTCCCGGGTGCACCTGATTGTCCGAACGCGAATTGGACCGAGACGATCACGGACATTCAATTCACGTCGGTGACGCTCACGGTGCAGCAAGATGGTCAGACTGTGCTGACGACGACTTGCACAACTGCGGCAACGACTGGCGGCGTAGTGCCGCGTAGTGCTGTGAATTGCACGCGTTAGGCATGACTCGTCTCGCTGTCACGAAGGCAAAGCCACCTTCAGCGAAGGTAGCGGCTCTGCTTCGTGCCAGAGCGCACCCTCTGCGTCCAGGACAGTTGCGGTGTGGCCGGTGTGGTTCGCAGACATACGCGCGCATCGTGAACGGGGCATCTCGAGGCAAGCGCGGTCCAGTTGGCGGCACAGTGATCTATGATTGCATTTGCTACGATTGTTTGTTGAGTGGCGTTACTGCCCCCATGTTTTGGGACGTACAATCGGTCCCACCGCCAGGTCCAACTCCCAAAGGGATTTGATTTATGTTCTTGACCCGCAATGTCTTGATGAAGTACCGCTACCCAGATCCAGAAGGTGGCGGCGGCGGTGGGGCTCCTCCGCCAGGTCCCTCGCCTGCACCTCCAGCTCCTCCTCAGATCCCCGAGAACTTGAAGCCCGTCGTGCAAGGCATGATTGAGGCGGCGGTCAACGAACAGGTCGCCGGACTGAAAGCCAAGAACGGTGAACTGATTGGGAAAGAGAAGGAACTCAAGACTGCACTCGCGCAGTTCGAAGGCATTGACCCTGAAGCCGTTCGCACCATCCTCAAGAGGTTCGTGGACGACGAAGAGGCCACGCTTATCAAGCAGGGCAAGTTGGACGAGGTGCTCAACAAGCGCACCGAACGCATGGCGGCGGATTGGGACAAGAAGGTCAAGGCAGAACAAGCACGCGCAGACAAGCTCAAGGCAAAAGCGGACAAGCTCGCTGAGCGTGCAATGGCCGAGTCCATCATCAAGGCATCGCAGAAGGCAGGGGCACTGCCTGAAGCAACAGAAGACATCGTGCTGCGCGCTAAGGGCGCCGGCTGGACCATCGACGACGACGGCAATGTGATCGCCATGAGCGGTGACACGGTTGTCTTCGGGAAGGATGGCAAGACGCCCCTCACACCTGAGGAGTGGGCGGCTTCTCTGCGCGAGAACGCGCCCCACCTCTGGCCAAGGGCACAGGGTTCCGGTGCAATGGGCACCAACGGCGCTGCCAAAGGCGGTCCGGACCTATCCAAACTCTCGCCCGAGGCTCGCATCACTCACTTCCGCGGTCAGCACGCGGCTGGTGGTTCGCGCTAGAGGTGACATCCTTTTAAGGTGAACAAATGGCACTGACCCTCGTCGAAGCCGCCAAGCTGAACTCTGGCGACATCGTGCGTTCGGCTGTCATCGAAATGTTTGCGCAGGAATCGGACATTCTCCAAGTCCTGCCGTTCGAAGACATCGCTGGTAACGCGCTGAAGTACAACCGTGAAGGCTCCCTGCCTGGGATCAGCTTCCGCGGCGTGAACGAAGCATTCCCGGAATCGTCCGGCGTGCTGAACCCGCAAACCGAGGCGCTCGTCATTGCTGGCGGCGACCTGGACGTGGACCGATTCATCATCCAGACTCAAGGCCAGGGCGTACGTGCAACACACGAACGCATGAAGGTCAAGTCGCTTGCGGCGGGCTGGACGCAGAAGTTCATCAAGGGCGACTCGTCCACGAACCCGCGTGAGTTCGACGGCCTGCAGAAGCGTCTTGTGAATCAGCAAGTTATCTCGGCCGGCGGCGCCTCCGGTGGTTCACCGTTGTCGCTCGGCGTGATCGATGATGCAACAGACACCGTCGACAACCCGACGCACTATCTGATGTCCAAGGGCATGCGCCGCAAGTTCACCGCGGCAGCGCGTACGACCGCCGTTGCTGGCTTCGTGACGTACAACGCGGACGCATTCGGCCGGCGCATCTCGAACTACAACGACATCCCCATGCTGGTTGCATACGGCGCGAATGGCGGTGACGACATTCTCGGCTTCGATGAAGCGGCGGCAACTGGACCGGCAACGGCCACGTCCCTCTACATCCTGAGCATTGGCCCAGGACGTATCCAGGGCATCCAGAACGGTCCCATGGACGTTCGCGACCTGGGCGAGCTTCAAGCCGCTCCGGTCTTCCGCACACGGGTCGAATGGTACAACGGCATTGTGATCGAACACGGTCGCGCTGCTGCTCGCATTCGGCACATTGGCAACGCAGCACTCGTTGCGTAAGGAGAACAAATATGGCTTCTCGCACCTATGACAATCTGCTTCTGCTGAAAGACGCAGGGGCTATCACCGTCGATGCCGGCGGTACTGTTGCCGCTGTTGCTCGCATCATCGACGTCGGCGATGCTCACATGGACGGCGTTGCCGTCGTGGACATCGGCGCCCTCGACACCGTGAACGGGACGTATGTCCTGCGCGTTCAGGGCTCAACAACCATTGGCTTCGGCACTCCTGTCGAACTCGCTGCACGCGCCATTACGGCAACGGGCCGCACTGAAATTCCGTTCAACAACGAGACGAACGGACTCTACTATCGGTACATTCGCTGCTTCAATGACGTGAGCGGCGCGACACCGTCCATCAATGGCACCGTCTTTATCGGCAAGCCGTAAGGAGCACCACATGAAAATCGGACTACGCTACACCGGCGACGACGAAGCTCTGAACAAGAAGTTGGAAGCCACGGATGGCGTTCAATACTTCGAGCCCATCGACGCGCGCGAGATTCTCTCAACGCCTGGACAGGACTACGAGATCGATGAAGAGTCACGCAAGCTGGTCGGCCAGCAATTCGACCCGCGCTATCACGGCGAGGGCGAAGACAAGATCAACATCCCGCAACTGCAGAGCGGCGATGCTGAACTGCAGACGGGATTGTCCGCCGAGAAGTACGGCCGCAGCCAGGTTGTGCAGGCTGTGCCGGATGCGGTGTCGCCCACTGCCATGCGGCCGATGACAACGTCCGGTCGCCCGCTGAACCTTGAGGAGGCACAGAGCGGTGAGCACGCCGGCTCTGGTGACCCGCGCATGGGCTTCCAGCAAGCAAAGGTGGAAGAGTCAAAGCAAGAGAACGACAAGCCCGCTTCGGAGGGCATGACATCTGATGAGATGCGTGCTGCTCTGAAGGCAAAGAACGTCCAGTTCCCAGCAGACGCGAAGAAGGCGGAGCTGGCTGAATTGGTCGACCGCCATGACGCACGTAAGGTGTGACCGTGGTATCCATCGCTCGGCGACCTAAGCGTCGAGTCTTCACAATCCAAGGAGATTTATTCATGGCAAAACCTGACGATCCCGGAAGCCAAGGCCGTAGCAATGCACCAGGACAAGGCGGCGGCGCACCCGGCAAGTCTGGCGAAGCTGGCCGCGGCCACTCGCCCGAAGCGAAAGCAGAACGCGAAGCCCGTCGCGCACGCGGCGAGAACGTGCCAGAGCCACCGGAAGAAGACCCGAATGCACCGCGTCCGGATCAATCTCTTCCTGGCGATCAGCCACAAATCAATCCGCTGAACAAGCCCTGACATCTCCTGTGACCGATGTTGGTCGGTCGGAAGTTACTCCGGACTTCGGTCCGGAGATTTTTAATCGAGAGGCTCAAGATGACCGTAGCAAAGAAAGCGTCGAAGTCCGCATCTATCTTAGATGACGAACAACAGATGGTCGAGAAGATTGCCAAAGACATTCATCCATCGTCCACCAGTCTCGAGCGGGAGAATGTCAGAGCTAGACCGGCCCATGCAAGTGAGCACTCTAACGGCGAACCGTCGGAGGGACCGAATCCAGATGTTGGAATGACTCTGGTTGTGGATAGCGCGCTTCAACAAGAGGCGGCTGAGCAAGGCGACGAGGTCGTTCGCATGGTGGATGTGGCCGGCAATGAGATGGAAGTGGAAGGCGCGGCCAACGTGAAGATTCACGAGCGCTCCGGTTGGAAGCGACTCAAGGAAGAAGAGGCGTAACGCATCATGGCTGTAGCCGTCTACCCGGCTCCGGGCTATGACAGCTTCATCAGCCTAGAGGACGCCAACAAATACCTCACTGACCTGGGCTTTGCAAAGAACGTCTGGGACAACAAGTCAACAACCGAGCGTGAAGCAGCATTGCGACGTGCCACACAATTCATCTATGCTCGTCGTCTTCTTACCGCGGCATTGTGGGACATCACGGTAACACCGCCGGTAGCACGCGTTCACCCGAACGTGGCGGCTGCTACGGCCGAAGCGGCGCGGCGCCACGTTGAGGGCACTTTGTACCGGGACCTGGACGCCGCCCCGATACTTGAAAAGACCGTGGGGCCGCTGACACTGCGCTATGCACAGCCTACCGCGATCAAGCCAGCGGAATACTATCCGGTGATCGGCGACTTGCTGTATGGCCTGATTGAGTTGACTGGCGGAGTCGGCTCTGTGACCTTTGAAAGAGTCTGATGGCATCCGCACTGTACGACGAGCTAGCACAAGCTGCGGTAGACCTGCTCAATGAGCTGGGACAGCTTGTGCTTTTATCTCGTGCAGGGGCAGGTGGCGGCTACGATCCGGACAGTGGCTTCGTGGACGAAGAAGCCGTTCAAGTATGGAGTGCCAGCGGTGTTGAATTTCAATACAACCAGCGTGAGGTCGATGGTTCTCTCATACAGAGTGGAGATCGTCGCGTGCTTATTGCTCCTAGCCTGGGCACGACTCCGCAGAGCGGCGATGTTGTCACGCTGGGGACGACTCGGCTCGAAGTTGTGGAGTCTCGTCCGCTACAGCCTGCAGGCGTGGTCGTCCTTCATGAAGTACAGGCGAGGGGCACATGAGCTTTACTGACGATATCCGTAAATTCCAGCGCAAGACAAACTTGTCGATGGATGTCATTGTGCGCAAGGTTGTGATCGACATGACTGTTGCTATGGTTCGGATGTCGCCCGTAGACACAGGTCGGTTCCGCGGGAACTGGATGATGGGTGTTGGCTCACCGGACGTGTCCACGATCGATGCAGTCGACAAGGACGGCTCTACGACTGTGGCGCGCATCACGGCCGCTGCTGGTTCGCTGCAAGCAGGCGGTGTTGTCTACATTACCAATTCATTGCCATACGCAAGGCGTCTGGAGTATGGATGGTCGAAGCAGGCACCGTCGCCACCGGGTATTGTGCGCCTCACGGTGCAACGATATACAGACTACATTGCAGCCGCGGTGAAGAGCATTAAATGAGTTTGCCGCAAATACGCCGCGCCCTCGAGAAGCATCTAGCGGCTCTTACACCGGCTGTTCCGACAGCCTGGGACAACGTGTCGTTTTCTCCACCGGCTGATGGCTCGGTGTACCAAGAAGCGAAGCTTGTGCCCAATGAGCCGAATGGCGAGATGATGGATTCGCTCACGTACATTGAACAAGGTTTCTTGCAAGTCGCTGTGTTCTATCCGCAGGGTAAAGGTCCGAGGGACGCTGAGAACCGAGTAGACGCATTGCGCTCCCACTTCCGTCGGGGCACAACTTTGGTTGAGGGTGGCGTTTCAACGATAATTACCCAGGTCCCATCCGTAGCGGCCGGTGTGCCAGCAGAGGGACAGTGGCGGGTTCCGGTGACTATCTACTGGCAAGCGCAAGTAGAGAGTTGAGATCAACGTTCTTCTTTGAGGACACATCATGGCAATCGCAAAAGGTGCAAATAAGCTCCTGATCGCAAAGCGCCAAACGGCGAAGGGAACGCTCGCGGTTCCCGGCACAGGCGGTCAGATCATTCGTCGCGACACCTCTACCTTCGACCGTGCGAAGGAATCGTATACAACCGAGTCCGAACAGACGTCGCGCAAGCAGCTTATGTCTTCGCGTCACGGTGCTGTGACTGTCAACGGTTCCGTCTCTGCTCTGTTCTCGCCCGGCACGTTCGCGGACTTCTTTGCCGCGTTGCTGATGCGCGAGTTCACAGCAATCCCGAACATCACCGGCATCACCGCAACTGTTGCTGGTGCCGGGCCAACCTACACCATCACGCGCACGACTGGTTCGTGGCTGACCGATGGTGCGAAGATCGGGCGCATCATTCGTCCAACCGGCGGTGTTGCGGTCGGTTCTCGGCGCAACATGCTGATCGTTGGCGTGACGGCATTGGCAATCACTGTGATTCCATTGAACCGTAAGGCACCCGCCATTGAGACGGCAGTCGCGGCCTCTACGTTCTCGTTCCCAGGCGGCGTCACGTTTGTCCCCGAGACCGGGCACACTGATGTCTACTACACATTCGAAGAGTGGTTCCCCGAGGTGCCACGCAGCCAGCGCAATCAGGACTGCAAGGCTGCTTCGGTGAACGTGCGTCTGCCAGGTTCGGGTAACGCCGGCCTGGACTGGACATTCCTGGGTCTAGATCAGCTCAGAGATCCGGCACGGTACTTTGCCGCACCCGCAAACGAGACCACGACGGGCGTGATGGTAGCGGCCGGTGGTGCGCTTATCGTGAACGGGACTCGCCGCGGTACGGTCACTGACCTATCGCTCAGCCTGGACGCACGTGGCGCGGTTGCTGACCCGGTTGTGGGTGACGTCATCCGCCCGGACGTGTTCACCGGCAAGCTCATGGCGTCCGGCAGCTTCACGGCCTACTATGACAGCGCAGATATCCCGGACCTGTACGACGACGAAACCGAAACGAGCATCGTGTCGGCACTGGCCGCAAGCAATGCAGACCTCGCCGACTTCAACACGTTCTCACTCCACAAGGTCAAGCTCAATTCGAGCACGCCGGACGACGTGGAAACGGGCCTCAAGCGCACATACAACTTCGTCGCGTTGTTCAACGATCTGGGCGGACCGCTCTTGTCGGCGAACGCAACGACAATTGAACTGCAAGACAGTTCGGTTGTTCCTTAAATCCACAGGAGAAATTTCATGGCTGAAGGCGACAAGCTCACCGGCACATTTGTTGGCACGTTTACAGGCACGTTCACTGCTGCTGGTACACCTGCGCCTTCACCTTCTCCGACACCAGCGCCGACACCGATTCCGCCTGCGGTCCAGGCCGAGAGCCCGAATGGCACGACAATGCCTCCCGCACCCGCTATCTTCGATGGTGAGGGTGCGCGCTGGTCGGTTGCGAATGACAACATCAAACGCAACGGTGTTGAGACGATCTCATCGAACGTGAAGCTGATGCTTTATTTCAATGGCACTGTCTACCAGCAGAACAATGCTGGTGGATGGTGGAAGTGGCAAAACAGTCGATGGGCCGATGCTGTTGATCCACGCGCACCGGCACCGTCGCCATCTCCCACGCCTGGACCTACACCAGCACCGGCTCCGTCCGGCGGCGTACCCATGATCGAGGCCGTCCGGCATCCGGCAGACATGCTGGAAATCGGTCCCTACTGGATCATCGACAACCGCTGGGGCATGCGCGGCTTAACAGAAGGCAACGAGTCGTATCAGTTCATGCAGGCCGTCGAGCGCTCTCGCACGATGACACCGAGCGGCGGCGCTGCTTTGCGTATCGTGTGGAAGTGGCCCGAGTTCAACCAGCAAGGGCAGGCGATCAACGACAACCCGAACTATAACGAGGTGAAGGGCTATCCATGCGTCAGCTATGGGCCTATGCCAGGTCACTCTGGTCCCGACCAGTATCCAGCCTGGGAGTACGCTGTGCGCGCTCCCGACGGTGTTGTCCTTCAGACCGCACCTGCTGGAACCCCATCTAACATCGCAGAGCAGTGGCAGCCGAAGGGCGGCTCTGTTATTCGGCGTGTGCCTTCGAGTTGTGCACCTGGGCATGTGCTGCCGAAGCGCATCAGCAGCTTGGCCGCCGGTTCGCTCGTTGCTGACTTCAAGTGGAAGAAGACGGGCACAACGAACGGTCGTGGTCATTTGTCCTGGGACATCTGGCTGCAGGAAACACCGGACCAGGCCTTCGGATTCAACAAGGCATCGCTCACACACGAGATCATGATCCCAATGGGCAATTGGGGCCTCTATGGTCGGCATCCGAACGGGCGCAACCCTGGCTGGTACAGCCATGACGTGACGATCGATGGTGTGGTGTATCACGTCTACCTGGCTGGTGCGGCCTACTCGTTCGGCGGCGGTATGCAAGGCAACTTCACGAACGAAGAGACAGGTGCAAAGCGCACAGGTTGGAAGTTCGTTGTGTTCCAGCACGACGGCGACAACCATCCAACAGACGCAAGCGGCAACATTCATCTGGACTTCCAAAAGTTCTTCTCGCACATGACATCGCACAAAGGTCTGGGCGGCGTGAACATTGCCCGCGGCGTCGAGTATTGCACGAACATGCAACTCGGCGTCGAGATGGTTTACGGTCAAGGCGATTTGACCCTCTATGATTTCGCTATCACAGGAAAGTAAGATATGGAATTAGATCAAGTACAGGAAGAGCCCAACACGCAGCGGGTCGCAGTTGCGTGGGACGAAGAAGGTGAGCCGACCGATGGCTTCATCATCGTTGGCAAAGACTCGGAAGAGTATCAGAAGACAATCGGCAGCCAGCGGCAGAAGGCCATCCGTCGTCAAGCCGTTAAGCGTACTCGCTTCGACTTGAAGACGGAAGAAGGTGCGGAGCAGCTCGATGCCACATTGCGGCAGAATGAATTCGAGGTCGCTGCCGCGGTCGTCGTCGGGTGGTTTGGCTTTACGGTGAAGGGTCATCCCGCGCCGTTCGTTA